CGGCTCGCTTTTTATCTAGCGTCAGAGTTTAGCAGTGCTAAACCAGTGATACCAAGCGGTTTAAGCCTTTTCTTGCCAATAGGATACCAAAGCGTTTAGCATGTGTTTACCATAGCCAAATTTGATGTTAGTTAGCTTCTCAGAGTTTGCGATTATAAAAGGTTGCAGTAAGGGCGCGGTTACTCACGCTAGTAAGAATAGAATTGCAGCCGCAGTTGTTGAGGAAGACGGCAAAAGATGGCTGGATCGTGATATGGCATTAGATCTATGGCGCAAAAATACATTAAAGACCCATTGTTCAAAGACACCAGACGCTGATCCGGTGCAATTAAAGGCTGCAATTAAGGCATTACCTGAAGATGCGATACCAGACTTAAATGAAAGCAGGGCAAGGCGTGAACATTATCAAGCGGAGCTAGCAAAATTGCAGGTGGCGCAACAACGTAAAGAACTTATTGCAGCAGATGATGTAAAGAAACAAGCGTATCAAATGGGCCGCAGCGTCAGGGAAGCGCTGTCAAATCTAGCGGACCGGTTGAGTCACGAGCTTGCAGGCGAGGTTGATGCGACTAGGATTCACCAACTTTTAACAGATGAGCACCGGGCAGCATTGATGGAACTTACAAATGGATAGAGCATGGCGTGATGGATTCCTTGAAGGATTAAGACCAGAGCAACCATTAACCGTAAGCCAATGGGCGGATCTGCATCGCAAGCTAAGCAGCAAAGCAAGCGCAGAGCCCGGACCGTGGCGCACTAGCAGGACGCCATATTTGCAGGAACCAATGGACTGCCTCAGCACTAGCAGTTTGGTGCAACGGGTGGTGCTGCAGTTTGCAGCACAGACCGGCAAGACGGAAGCGGGCAGCAATTGGCTGGGCTATGTGATTGACCATGCGCCAGGGCCGATGTTGTGCGTACAGCCCACGGTTGAGATGGCAAAGCGGCTAAGCAAACAAAGACTTGAAAGCATGATTGCTGAGACACCGGTATTAGCTGAAAAGATTGCGCCGGCTCGCAGTAGAGATAGCGGCAACACAATGTTTAGTAAAGAATTTCCAGGCGGCATCATGCTGCTTACTGGTGCTAATAGTGCAACGGGGTTGAGGTCAGCGCCGTGCCGCTATTTATTTATGGATGAGATTGATGCGTTCCCTAGTGATGTTGACGGCGAGGGCGACCCGGTGGCGCTGGCAGAACGCAGAACAACAACATTTGCAAGGCGTAAGATTCTGCTTACCTCAACACCAACGGTAAAAGACTTCAGCCGTATTGAAGCCGAATATCAACGCAGCGACCAGCGCAGATATTATGTGCCATGCCCAGATTGCGGCGAGATGCAATGGCTGCAATGGTCACGGTTGAAGTGGGATGATTTAAAACCAGAGACTGCAAGATATGAATGCGAGAAGTGCGGCAGCAAGATTGAGGAGCGCCATAAAACTCAGATGCTGCTGGCTGGTGAATGGCGCGCAACGGCACCTAGCAATGGCAAAACTGCGGGCTTCCATCTAAGCGGTTTGTATAGCCCACTTGGATGGCTTAGCTGGGAGCAATTGGTTGATGATTTCTTACGTGCTAAGAGTGATGCTCCAATGCTTAAGAGCTTTGTGAATACAAGGCTGGCTGAGACGTGGGAGGAAGACTACGCGAGCAAGGTTAGCGCCGATGGCCTGTTCGCTAAACGTGAGGATTATGAGCCTGGCGTATGCCCTGATGGGGTGCTGCTGCTAACGTCTGGCGTTGACGTTCAAGACAACAGGCTGGCAGTAAGTGTATGGGGCTGGGGCCGCGAGGAAGAGGGGTGGCTGATATGGCATCAAGAATTATTTGGGGACCCTACGCAGCCAGAGGTATGGGGCCAGCTCGACCATGTGCTTGATACTGGCTGGGCAAAAGCTAGCGGCAGTGAATTAAAAATCAGCCAGATGGCAATTGACTCTGGCGGTCACTGCACACATGAATCATATAATTACGCACGCGAACGGGCACGTCAAGGAGCAGTAGTGATCAAAGGCAGCAGCAAACGGAATGGCCCAGCGCTTGGCAAAGGCAGCAAGGTTGATGTGAATTGGAAAGGAAGAATAATAAAACGCGGTGTTGCGTTGTTTATTGTCGGCAGCGACACTATTAAAACAACTTTATTTGGCAGGCTTAAGCATGAAGAATCTAAATTACATTTTGGATTAGCAGCAGATGAGGAGTATTACAGGCAACTAACAGCAGAGAAGCAATCATTAAGATACGTGAAAGGGTTCCCAATTCGGGAATGGGTAAAGAAAGCATCGGAGCGAAACGAGGCGCTGGATTGCGCAGTGTATGCTTATGCGGCATTACAGCTTTGCTACCGCCGCTATAACCGCGCGACGATGTGGGACCAGCTATCGAAACAAGGCAGGCCGGCGCCGCTAAGATCTAAGAAGGAAGCACCTGCATCTGCCTTTACTAACAACTGGTAAGCCGTGAAAATTCCAGCACAAATCAGGGCAGGCGACACCATCAAATGGCGGGATGATGCTGGCGTTGATAATTTAGGCAATACCATTAGCAGCGACACATGGACGCTGACTTATTTCTTGCGTACAAACACCGCATCTGAAGGCGCCACGGTTGTTGGCACTGCTTACGGCACAGGATGGGAGTTTACAATATCTGCTGCTACCAGCGCTGGCTTTGATGCAGGCGATTGGTACTGGCAAGCGGTTGCGACTTATAGCACCGAGAAGGTAACGCTAGGTGCAGGCCAACTTGAGGTGTTGAAGGCGCTGAGCTACACCGGTAGCCCAGGCGCTCTTGATGGCAGGACGCAAGCGGAGACCGACCTAACAGCAGTACAAACGGCAATACGGGCTATTGTTGCTGGCGGTGCAAAGCAATATAGTATCGGCAACCGAGCATTTACTAAGCTGGACCTTAGCGAACTTATGGAACGTGAAAGCAGATTAAAGGCAGAAGTAAAACGCGAACAGAAGGCGCAGCTTATTGCTAATGGCTTGGGTAATCCCCACAATTTATTCGTGAGGTTCTGATGGGATTACGCACAGAGCTATTTAAAAAGTTTGGGTTTGAGCCAATACGCAAACCGCAGCAGCGCGCATATCAAGGCGCACGGATGAGCAGGCTTACAGCCGATTGGATTACTAGCGGCACCAGCGCTGATAGCGAAATCAAATCTAGCTTCAAGGCATTACGCAATCGTGCTAGGCAGTTGTGCCGCGATAATGATTATGCAAGGCAAGCATTACGCGTAATACAAAACAACGTAATTGGCCACGGCATCAAGCACCAAGGCCAAGTAAGGATGCAACGCGGCGGCAAACTAGATCAAACAATTAACGGGCAGATTCATGAGGCATGGGAATATTGGAGCAACAAAAACCGCTGTGATGTAAGCGGCATTTTAGGTTTCCATGACCTTGAGCGTTTGATATGCAGAAGCCTTGCAGAAAGTGGCGAGGTATTCATTAGGATGATTCGCCAACCATTTGGCGATAGTAAGATTCCATTTGCATTGCAGGTCCTGGAATCTGATTATCTGGTTGATGACGAAGTGCCACAACCGGCAGAAGGCAATATTGTGCGCATGGGTATTGAAGTTAATAGCTACCTAAGGCCGCAAGCTTATCACTTCTACGCAAACCACCCAGGCGATACCTATGCCGGCAATACTCGAACTAATGGCAAGAAGATACGCATACCAGCAGAAGAAATAATACATTTGTTTTTGCCAGAACGCCCAGGCCAAACCCGTGGCGTTACGTGGTTTGCATCTGCCTTAATGCGTATGCACATGTTGCAAGGATATGAGGAGGCTGAGGTTGTACGGGCAAGAGCTAGCAGCGCATTGATGGGCTTTATATCAAGTCCCGAAGGCGAGCTGATGGGCGATGAAGTTTATGATAATGAACGCGTAAGTGAATTTACCCCAGGTGTATTTAAGTATTTGCAGCCAGGCGAATCTGTCAACGTGCCAGACCTTAACGCACCTGATGGGCAACTAGAACCATTTACACGGTCGATGCTGCGTGCTGTAGCGGCTGGCGTTGGCGTCAGCTTTGAAAGCATTAGCAAAAACTTTTCTGAATCTAATTACAGCAGCAGTCGGCTAAGTCTTCTGGAGGAGCGCGATACTTATCGGGTATTGCAGCGCTACTTTATAGAAAATTTTCATCAACAAGTATTTGATAAATGGCTTGAGATGGCGGTGCTAAGTGGTGAGCTAAACCTACCGGCTTATGAAACAAATCCCGCGCGTTATGCCGCTAGCAAATGGGTGCCACGTAGTTGGGAATGGGTGGACCCACAAAAAGAAGTTAGTGCATACAAAGATGCGGTTAGGTGTGGATTCAAAACATTACGCCAAGTGGTAACAGAACAAGGCGGCGATTTGGATGATGTATTAATTGCGCGCCAGGCTGAGCTTGCAATGCTTGATGAGATGGGCATTATTACTGACACTGACCCAAGCGAAGTGGACGGTGGCGGCGGTTCACAGGCAACATCAATGATGGGTGCAATGCCAGCATTCGAGGAGACTGACCCACCTATGGATGATGAGGAGGGCGAAACAGATGGCGAATATTAACGGCGAGGAGATAGACCTTATGCCCACTGACGGCATGAGGGAAGAGGCCGAGCGCTACCGGGCATGGAAAGCTGACGGCAATGCAGGCGGTACTGAGGTTGCTGCTAATCGGGCCAGCCAAATTTTAAGCGGTGACGAGCTTAGCCCTGCCACGGTAATAACGATGGCGGCATGGTTTGCCAGGCATGAGGTAGACAAACAAGGCCAAGGCTTCAACCCAGGCGAAGATGGCTACCCATCCCCAGGCCGTGTTGCATGGGCTGCATGGGGCGGAGACGCAGGGCAGAGTTGGTCTAATGCAAAGGGCGGTAGAATTAAAGAGATACAAGATAGAACGCTCATGCAAACTAATCGCGCCGAACCAGACGGATTGCAAGATGGTGATTTTGTGCAGTGGGATTCAAGCGGCGGCACCGCAAAAGGCAAGATTGAAAGCATAGAACGCGAAGGCAGCATCAATGTGCCTGGAAGTGAATTTACTATTGAAGGAACACCTGAAGACCCAGCGGCATTAATTAGGATTTATTCCGAAGGTGAAGATGGCTGGGAAGCAACAGAGACATTGGTTGGGCATAAATTTTCTACGCTTACGAAGATTGCAGCATTACGCGCAATGGAAGGCCGCAGGTTCCAGCGCGCAGAGATGACGGCATTTGCTGAGATGGATGATCGCACCTATGAGTTTCCATTTAGTTCTGAGACTCCAGTTGCTAGATATTTTGGCAATGAAGTGTTAAGCCACGACGCAGGTTCAGCCGATTTAAATCGTTTGAACGACAGCGCGCCGCTGCTGTTTAACCATGATGTTGATCGCGTGATTGGCGTTGTAGAGCGTGCATATATTGATGAGAAGCGCCGCCGTGGATATGCACGAGTCAGATTTAGTAAGAATGAATTTGCGCAAGAAGTTTTGGCTGACGTAAAGGATGGCATTCTACGGAATGTTTCCGTTGGCTATTCTATCGATAAGATGGAAGAGCGAGGCAGCGGCAACTTTGTTGCTACTGCTTGGTCACCGTATGAAGTGAGTGTTGTGGCTATTGCCGCAGATGCTCACCAAACCGGATTCGGGCGCCAAATGGAGCCTTCTACCACCGCTGCTCCGGCAGCACCAACCCCAGAACCCCTTCCTAATATGGAATCCGCCACTCCAG